GTTAGGAAGACCTAAAAACTTACCATTTGACGTTATGTCTTCGCCTGATATAAATGAAAACACTTCAGGTGCCATTATGATAATCACTTATCACAACTTTGACTTTGAAGAAAAAGATTACTATTTAAAAGCGGAAAGCATCAGAACGAGTAGTGGAATTGTTAGATTCCAATACCCAACCAGATTGCATCCACATACCCATCAGTTTTACCATGAAAGATTGTGTGCTTACGCAGGAGAGTTTATATTTTATACTTGTTTCAAGATAAATTATGGAGACCTCATAATGCGTAAAGCATTCTTCCTTGTTGTAAACAGAATGTTAACAAGGTTTTGTTCACATGTTTATTTAGCTATCCAGAAAGCTCCTTTAGAATTAACTTTGGGAAAAGTTGATATGAAGAAGGAATTTGAAGGGTTAATACTAAATGATGTGAGATTAGCATACTATGTAAAGAAGTTGCGGTTAAATTACCCCAATTTTGTTCAAAGTGTACATTCAAAATTCAACCCTGATAAAGGGGTTGTAGACCTCGATTTAAATGTTAAAGACCCTATATTCGGGATATCAATAAATGATATTCAAATAATGTTGGCAATTATTAACATTAAGCAGGCTGAACCAAAACACGACGGTGAAATAAATGCAACCGTTCAAACCGAATTCTTACTTAAAGAAGTATTAATGAATATGGATTTGGATGCATCAAATTTCAGAGAGTCGGTTGGGTCAGGACTAAAGTTTTCTCTAGAAAACAATTGGGATAGAATTTTCAGAAGGAAACCATTTAACTCTTACGAACAATGTCAAAACGCTCATTACAAACCTAGCTCTTTAAGCAAGTGGTTTGATTCTAGCACTTACAACCCGGACGTAATGTTATTTGGAAATTTAATAGCTTTTGATGAAGGATTTGGAGAAGAAAACCCTAGAGGAGGAGGTAGGGTACCAACATTTGATTCATACTTATCTAGAAATACTGCTTCTTCAGTAGTAGTACCAGAAAAATATATGAATCCTGAGCACAGGAAAGCAAAAAATACAAAAGCTAGCAAAGAGCACAGGCAAAAGTTCAATTTAGTTGGATTTATATCAGAGAAAGTGTCAGAGGCATCAATAGATGTCGCTCAACTAATATCAGATATAAAGAAAATTGAAATGTACCAAGTAACTCTCAGCGATGCTTCTGCTTTCTTGAAAGAAAAGTATGGTATAACAATAAGTGTGGTAAAGAGCCAACGTGAAGTAAAGAAAAGAATTTTCTTTGTACAGCTAGAGGGCAATCGTATCAAACACATAATGTTAGACGAATCTTTTACAGAGTTTCTCAAAAGAAGTTCCTACGATTTAATAACTAAACCCGGGGAAAAGAAAATGGAAGTTCTGGAAAAGAAGTACACAACTATCTTCAGGAAAGGGGGAACAACAGTAAAGACATTTGATGCCACAAGATTCGGAGATGCTATGAATATAGAAGCTCTAAAAATCGAGGTTTATTATTGTCATTTATTAGGTTATTTCGACAAACTTGAAGCTAATTGGATGATTGGTAGATTAGAATATCTTAAAAAGAGATTTGGATTATTGCCTAAATCATTTTTAGATCGGATGAACAAGATCTTTACCCATGATAGAGATAGATTCAACAAAGACTACTATATTATGTTACAATATATGCAAACCAATCCTGAAGTCAAAACATTCTTCGATGAAGCATGTAAAGAGTACCCAGGATTAGAATCTGATAAATGTTACATAAAAAAAGTAGGGTTTGTATTAGGAGTATTCAACAGATTAGGGACAGTGATGTCAACTCTAATCGGAACAACTTATGTTTCAGTTATGAAATATTTGTTTCCCAATTTAGCTGTTGACTGGGCCACCATGTCTGATGATGCAATTTGCTTCTTAGGTATTTATTCAAAGTTTGTTTTTGGTACCAGATTAAAGTTAAGTAAATTAACTGAACTGTACAGACTAACAGAAGATGATAAAAGACCGTGGGAAGTGAGTGTTAACAAAGACTCAATAGTTGATGAAAACGGAGAAGTGAAATTGACTTACTCTGAATTTTCAATACTAAGCTGGTCTGTTCTATACTTACTATACAAGTCGTTTGCTCAAAACATTTCAAATAAGAAATCAGGGCAAGGTAGTATAGGAGAAATTTTACAAGTTTATTTAGGTTGGGGAAAAGCAATAATGTGCCAATACAAACAAGTTGTAAACATAGGATCTACTTTTAACTTCTATTCTCCTTATGAGGATTTGATGTCAGCAATGGG